CGGGCCTCTCTGAGTCACTAGCGATAGTGACACGTTATCCGTAACGTATCGGGATCGGAATCCCGTCTCAAAACGGATCAGCACTCGCAGTGTCTCGTGCTGGTTCTTTCTAGAAGGAGAGTCGTCGTATATGAGTCAATTTAAGATCCGCAAAAGATTTCGCGGTGCACCCCGGCCTAAGGCTAAGGTGCGTATCGGTAGTTTCGAAAAACTACAGGGTCCTGCTGGAAACCAGAAGTGGAATCCATCAAGTGCCCCTGTAGTTGAGGTTACTATCGATTCTCCCTATCGTATGATTGAGATGTGCCAGGATCAAACAAATCCTGGGCCTCCCTTTCGTACTGGGGGACCGTTTGCGAAGTTAGTTGTGAATCTTTTCGATACCGATGTTTGGACTCCCGATCCTCCGCATCAGACGTTAACTACTATCTCAGATAGTGAGGGAACGTCCTTTCGGAGGTATGTGGGCGCGGTTGCCCCACTTTGGGATTTAGATCCAGATGCGTCTAAGTACGTCAGCGATGACGCTATTCGGACGCTTGTTTTAACGTCTGGATCCGGTTATATTCCAAACATTGACTCATGGAGTTGCAAGGTCGATAAAGCTCTTCGACCAAAGTTGGAGAAGGCGTCTTTAGGGGTCGCGATAGCAGAATTGAGGGATCTCCCTCATATGCTGCATCAGACCTCGAAAGGCTTCCATGAAGCCTGGCAGGCTTTAGGAGGCCATAAGACTAACCCTCTTCAGATTCCGAAGAAGGTTTCTGAAGATTTCCTCAACTTCCAGTTCGGCTGGTTTCCCTTTATTAAGGATGTTAACGACATGTTAGACGTTACATTCTTCGGTCAACAATACATTGACGACCTTTCGGCTCGTAACAATGTTTGGGACCATAGGGCTGCAACTCTTGCACAAACAGAGGAAGATGTCTTGCTGTCAAGTGGGAGTGGTTGGCATGTTTATCCTGCCAATTCATTTCTCATCCAAACAGCTTGTACAAACTTTCCTGGTAGTAGTTCGAATGGCCGTTATAGCTTAAGGCGTCGTACAAGTACGAAAACCTGGGCTACTGGCGACTATAAGTTCTACCAACCCGAATTTGATCGTTCCCTGCTTGACAATGGTACCAGTTGGCACCAACTCAAGCGGTATCTAATACTATACGGGATCCGATTGAATCCGTCTGTTTTGTATAAGGCTACTCCTTGGTCATGGCTCGTCGACTGGTTCTCTAACGTCGGTGACGTCGTAGATGGCGTTACTGCTGCCGCAGAGGACGGAGTTGTGTCCAAGAATTTGTTTACAATGCAGCATCGTACCATAGACCTTGTTCTTCAACAAGAGATCAACTGGGCGGATGGTGCACGCACGTATGAGTTTCACAGGCCTCAAGTCTGTAAACAACGTGTGACGACAGATAATCCTTTTGGGTTTTGCCTGTCTGCCAATCTTACCGGCAGACAATTAGCTATCCTTGCTGCGCTTGGTCTTACTAAGCGGAGCTTGGTTTCTACCCATTAGAATTCAACCTTCACTGTGCCTGAGGGCGCACAGGGGAGCACGATGGGTTTAACCCCCTCTTCAGTTTTGGAGGTCAACCGTTTATGCTTTCAGATCCACAAACAGTCACTATTAACGCTGTTGCCAAG